AGAATGATTAGAGCACAATGTCATATGTGTCATGGACTGTTTGAAGTTCCGGATAATAAAGCATTAACGTATGTTATGATGAACATGCTTCCTTGTAGAGCTTGTTCTAAACTTGAAATCCGCCAGGGGAATAAATAAATTTAGTTCCTAGTGATTCAACACGATCTCTTTCTACTCGACCATATTGGTCTTTACCTCTGACCTGGCCCTGGCTAATTGCCAAAGCGGCTTGAAACTGTAAGTCTACTAATTCTTCACCTGCTTCATAGAGTAAACCCATAGGTGTACGTTTAACCCAAGTCGGCGCATCCGGTCTATCTTCCCAAGCGTAATAGATTAGTTTACCAATCCGACGTAGTTCGGGATAATCCGAATTCATACTTACACCTGGTTAGCAAGTTCGTATGATCTCTTTAGTCTCATCATGTATTCAAGCTGAGGCTCAGAAGAAATATTACCAGGTAATAAAACTCTACTTGCTGGAATAACGGCTTTTATTGTTTCATCGGTTGCGGTAACAATTCCTACAAGTCGGTAACAAAATAATTTATCAGCAGCAGTTGGTTCTAGCGATGAAAAGGTTTGCCTATCTATTAGCTTTAAGGTATTGCTACCACCAGGTACGGCCATAGTTGAATCTTGAGTGTATAATTTCATCTCACCATGTATAATGTTAGACCTATCAAACCGACCAACTCCAGCAAAAGGACCCGTGAACCCAAATAGTGTAGTGAAACCAGGTGCGTAAACTGCAGCGACTGCTAAATCAGAATCATTCAAAGGTATAGATGAAACAATTGTAACATCTGTTACGTAAGGTTGTGCGGTTAATGGATTACTAAATTCACCTATAGTAAAACCAGCTCTTTGTTCGAATGAACTATATGGATAAAATGTTTTTCTAGACATTGCATAACCACTTAGATCTATATCTTGCTGACAATAAAATAATTCATTGCCTAAATTAGTCCAGCCACGTGTTGCTGCTGAAGGAAGTAGTTCACCTTTATCCAATTCAAGAGATAATGGCAAGAATTCCGCACATAGAGTTCGTTGCATATCTTCATCGCTCATTTCTTAGACCCCTTTTTTTTGTTTGAAGGTAAAGGAGGAAGAAGTCCAGCCTTACGTAGAAGTTCATCCATCGTCATTTCTTTCGACTCCTTTTGAAAGCAGCAGACATACGCTTAAGGTCTAATCTTCCTTTTTTGTCTCCACGCTTAAATTTAATGTGGTTTGATTTGTTTTTGATGTATCGTTGCCAGTCTGATAACTTACGTTTAGTTGTTTTGGCCGCCTTAGCCACTTTCTTAGACGTAGACTTAACATTGCTAACAGTGCGCTTAACATCGCCAACCAATTCTCGTATTTCATCGAGAGTACCTTCTATCTTAACCAAGGTAAACACCTCAGTTATCACTAGCGGTTGATTGTATTGCGATTGCCATCCAGTCAGTAGATGATAGTTTAACAACTCTGCAACGTACTCTAGCAGTTACGAAAACATCAGAGCCGCTAATAGCAGCACCACCAGGTCCAGCGACCAGGTAAAGAGTATCATTGACAACCATGAATGCCTCGGACACTGCAGCAGGACCAAAGTTATCGGGATAGAGATCAGAATGTTGAGAACCGATGTTATTAGCAACGTCGATGTTTAAAGCTCCTGAAGAGATTAAACTTTGATTGTCTGCACGTACAAATGAAGTACCAGGGTTTAGGTCGCTAAGTTGAACACTTATTGCTCCGTTACCTGCAAGCATTGCTTCAACTTGTTGATTGAATGATGAAGCAGCCTGGTAAATGAAATCAACTGATTCGATAGCCAGTGCTTGACCTGTAGGAACATTAACGTAAGCCCCTAGATCTATTGTTCCTTGTACTCTTCCACCGTCTACAGTTGCAGCCGGTAGCGTAATTGTTTCAGTTAGGTAAAAACTACCTGTAAGTGACTTAGTCATACCACCGCTAATACCTGACGGTTATTAAACAAAGCGAACATGTTCGTATTGTACACGGATTAAATCTTCTTTACTAAAGCACGCCATCGTTAGTCTTACCCACCACACCATCCCTTGGCAAGAAGCCATAGGATATAGGGGTATGGTCTTTTTTTATCTGATACATACATACACTTCATATAAGATAATAAGCCTCGAAGGTAATATGAGACATAAAACAATAACTCTATGCCCGACTACTTATGAAATAGCACGCAAAATGGATAACTTTAGTGCGTTTGTTAGACAGGAATTGATGAAAAAACAGGCCACGCAATACAAAGCGAAGCCTGATGTTGTAGCTAAGTACGGAGCTTATTGTAATCCATGCGACTTAACACATCTTCACACTGATCCAAACATGTTGAAAGGTTCGATGCCTTGTCAAGAATGTGGAAAGGCTACGGTTTATGTGGGGTTGATTGAATGACAACATCAAACTTTTTTCATGTTCCTTATGGAGTCTACGCTACAATATGGGTTTGTTACTCATGTGGCGAATTATTTGATAGTGAAACATGTTGGTCTTTTACTGGGGAGTGTTATGAATGCTATCCTAGACCTAACGAGATGAAGGTGAAAGAATGATTAGAGCACAATGTCATATGTGTCATGGACTGTTTGAAGTTCCGGATAATAAAGCATTAACGTATGTTATGATGAACATGCTTCCTTGTAGAGCTTGTTCTAAACTTGAAATCCGCCAGG